CGTCTACCTTGACCACGACTCCGGCGAAGGTCGTCGAAGCGCCGCCGCCGCCATAGGCCGAGGAAGAGTTGGTCGTGAAGGTCAGGGTGGAACCGAGGGTCGGAACCGTCCCAGACTTGCAGATCCCGTCGACGCTCAAGGTCGTCTTGCGATCGTCGAGCCGATGGGTCACGGTCAGGCCGGCCTCGTTCTGGACGGTGTCCTCGTTGTTGAAGCCGGAGGACACAGAGAAGGACTGGACGAACAAGTTCGCGACAGTTCCGTTGATGCCGTAGATGCAGGAAGTTCCGTTGAGAATGGCGGCCATGGTCTTTGAAACTGCGGAGGAGGGCAACCCTTACGGCTGCGGGTTGACGACCACGAAGACGTCGTAGCCGATGACCGACGCCCAGGAGCGCTCGTCCCGGCCTTCGTCCTCGCTCTCCGGGGTGACGTCATAACAGACCGCATCTCCACCGGTCACGAAGGCGGCCTTGATGAGGGACAGCTTGGACATGGCTCCGGCCGCGGCGGCCACCCTGGCGCGGTGGTCGCTCAGGGTCGTGTCGTCGGCGTTGGAGAAGATGGTCAGACGGACCGAACAATGGTAATTGCCGAGGCCTTCGGGCAGTTCGGCCGGAGCCCTGGCTGAGTCGCAGAGGACGACGCACTTGGGCAGCACGTTGATCTCGGCGTTGTCGCCCGTGTAGACGGCCACGCCGGCAAGTCCGGTCTCGGCGGTCAGATAGGTGTCGAGGACGCCCTCGACGATGTGTCTTACTGAGATGGTTCCTGGCATAAGATGGTCAGCGTTTACCGCGGTTGAATTTTTCCCTCTGGGCCTTGAGCATGTTCTCTAGCATGAGGGGCATCTGCTTTACGCGGTTGCCGTAGACTAGGTTCTTTGTGTCGGCGTCCGTTGCAACATAGTCAGTATCGCCTATGCGGTTCCCGACCGTCAGCTCGATGATGAGCTCGCCGACCTGGCGGGTGGACATGACCGCGTACCCTTCGCTCTTTGCGTGGCGCCTGATCCAGAGAGGAATCTGGGAGCGGCCTGCGTTCTTGCGCGAGGCCGACCCGGTCAGCTTGGTCGGCTTGGGCAGCTTATTGAGGGCGTCGACCCACCCGGCCTTGATGCGGCCGACCATCCTCATGCGCTCGCGGATATAGTCCTCGAGGACCTTGTCCTTGACCACGGTCCGCTGCCAGAAGTCGATGCCAGGTCCGCCGTTCTTGACGATGCGTCCGCCGAAGCGCTTCTTGAAGGTCTCGTGAATCTGTCGGACCTGCTCCCTGCTTTCGACGATGGGGCGGTTGAAGATGTTCGACGCCTCCTCCTGCCCGATCTTGCCGAAGTAGTTCTTCAGCTTGTTGAACCCCTTCTGCGTCCCGAAGCCGTTACCAAACATCCGGCTCCAGAGGCCGTTGCCGGCGAACAGGTCAGAGTTGTCCGAGGCAAGTTTCCAGAATTTGGCAGGGTTGTTCGTGAAGGACGCGCTGCCGAGTTTTCGGAACAGGCGGCCGCGACGGGCACGGGTGCTTCCCGAACGCTCGCCGACCATGACCGATTTCACGTCCTTCTGGACGGCTAGTTCGCCGGCAAGCTTGGCCTCCTTGCTCATGCCGTCGCCCCCGGCCTTCACGATGGGCGGGGTGAATACCATGGAGTCTCGGCAGCAGAGGGCGGCCTGTTCCAGGAAGACCTCCTTCATGCCGTCGCCCGTCCCTTCGCTGAAGGCCTTGATGGCGGCCATGAATTCGTCACGGCTGCGGGGGACGATGCGGCCTTCCATTTACTGGTTGTCGTCGATGACGACGAGCGTGATCCAGGCCGAACCGGGCTTGTAGGTCTGGCTGTTGATGCGGACGACCTTGCCGCCGACCGTCAGTTTCTTGCCGATGCCTAGTCCGGCGACAGGGACCCCGGCCGAGAGGGTGGGTCCAGATGCCCCATTAGACCCGTCTGGCTTCGTCCAGGAGGCCGTTACGGCGGGCAGGCGGACAGAGTACTGGGTCCGCTCACAATACCCACCTGCCTCGAGGACGGTGGTGTAGGCGGGTTCTGAGATGAGGCAGGAGAAGGTGAGGGTGGCGCCGGCGGTCGAACCTGGGATTCCTAGGTCGGCCACGATCTCCTTGGCGTCGGGGAGGAACTCAGAATACAGGCTCATAAATCTGCAAAGGTGGGCAAAAAAAAGACCCCCATTTCTGGGGGTCTAGTTTCGTGGGGCTTTAAGCCCCGGCGATTACGGGTTGTAGACCGCGGCGATCGTGCCGGTGGTCACGGCCTTGTTCGCGCCGAACATCAGTTCAGCCGAGGCCACCAGGTTGCGGGTGCTCTTATCGGCCCACACGTTGTAGTAGATGCTCATGCCGAGGCCATCGAGGGCGACGACTTCGGAGACGAGCATGCCATCGCGGACGTGGTCGAGGGAAGGGGCGGCAGCGGCGAGAGCCACGGCCTCCGGCGCACAGGCGAAGCCGGCCAGTTTAGCCTCGGACGGGAACTGCGAAGCGTAGAAGACGCCACCGTCGAAACCGTAGGCACCTTCGGAGAGGGGCAGCGAGGTCGTGCTGGTCGGGATGAGCTGGCTGTAGATGCCGGGGTTCACGATCAGGGCCTTGCGGCCGGCCTTGCTGACACCGGCCCAGAGGGCCTTGAGCTGAGCCGAGCCAGGGGTGACGGCGCTGTCGGCAGCGGTGACGGCGGCGGCGCCGAAGTTGGCGACGGTGATGGGGGCGGTGGCGAGGGCCCAGATCTTGTCGGCGAGGGCGTCGAGGTTGATCTTCACCAGGCGCTCAAGGCGGATGGAGTTCTGGATGTCAGCGTAACCGAGGCCGAAGGGCTGGTAGACGTGGTCGAGGGCGACCGAGGTGGCCGAGAGGGTCGTGCCGCCGATGACATTGAAGGCGGAGGGGTTGACCTGAGTGGCGGCCGTCGCGGAGGCGATGGCGACCTGGATGGTGTCGTTCGGCTTCTTGACGTCCGTGGAGAAGTCGGTCGAGAAGTTGCGGAGCGCGGCGAGGCGGTTCGCGAGGATGGTCTGGGACTGGGCGGCGAGGGTGTCGACGATCAGCTGGGCAGCGATGGTGTTGGACATATTAGTTTATCGGGTGAGGGTTGGGGAAATTATTTGGTGGCCTTGAAGATGGCCGAGCGGTTCTTCTTCAGGAACTCGGTGCGCTCCTTGCCGAAGGGCATGGCGGCGTACTGTTCGGCAATCTCGGCGTCCGTGGCGCGGACCGGGCTGTCGCCCTGAGGGAGGTCGATGGGGGCCACGCCGACCTTGGCGACGATGGTCGCGGCTTCGGCGCTGGCGCTGACCTGGACGGCCGAGAGTTCGGCGAGCTTGGCGGTCAGTTCTTCGACCTGCTTGGCGTAGGCGGAGACGGCGGCTTCGAGCTCGATGACCTTGGCGTCCTTGACGGAGGCCTCGAACTTGAGGGCTTCGACTTCGGAGACGGAACCGACGGTGAGCTTCTCCACGGTGGCGCGGAGGTCGTCACGTTCGGCGGAGGCGGAGGCGACGAGGGCCTCGGCGGCGGCGAGTTTTTCTTCGATGGTCATGGTCTTAAAGATTGCGGAGGTGGGCAACTGTCCGGCCTTGGATTCTTCCTCGCTCTCGTCGTCGTCGTCCAATTCAAGACGCTCGACGGTATCCTCCGCCCACTTGGCGGCGCGCATGATGTCGCCCGAGGTAGGCCCACCCCATAAGGCCCAGGCTACGGCGCCCGCTCCGGGGAAGTCCTTGTTATCCGGGTCGTTCTTGGGGGCGTCCATGTCGCCGCGGTGGCGCTGGAACCAAGGCCCCATCCGGCGGACCTTGTCCTCGGAGATGGAACCTTCGACCATGTCGCGGGCTTCGCGGATCGTCTGGTCGGTCACGCCGTCGCCGGACTTTCCCTCGGCATGCCACTCGAGGCCGCGGCGAGCGGCTTCGGAGACGTAGTCTGGGACGGGGACGGTCTGAGGCATCAGAAGGTCGCGAGGGCTTCGCGGAGGTTCTGGACGATGCCGGTGACGAGGCCGCGGTTGGCGGCTTCTCGGCCCGTGAAGACCTGACCTTCCATGTCCTCATCACGGACGAAACGACGCTTGCGGCGGACAGACTCGCGGAACTCGTCACGGGTGGATTCGACGGAGGCCTGAAGGTAAGCACGTTGCTCTGCCGTAAGGGGGAGACCTTCGGCGCCGGCGGCCTTGTGGATGCCCGCGGCGATGACCTCGAACTTGATGCCCTGAGCGGCGTAGTATTCTTCGAGGTTCGGAATGACCATGTACACGCCGATGCTCCCGATCTGGGCGCTGCCCGTGACGGTGAATTCGTCGGCCTGACTTCCGATCCAATAGGCGGCGGAGGCGGCCATGTTATCCGAGAAGGCGCGGGTCGGCTTCTTGTACTTGGCGACCATGTCAGCCAGTTCCTGGACGCCCGTCACCGTGCCGCCGGGGGAGTTGATGGCGAGGAGGACCTTGTCGACGGCCGGGTTGTCCTGGGCTTCTTCCAGCCAGCCGGCGATGACGTCGACGTCGGCTCCGCCCATCATGCGCTCGATAGGGCTCAGGCCTTTGCCGATGGGGCCCGACACGGGGATGACCGCGGTCGTGCCGACGACGTAGGGCTTGGGCGCTTCGCCGAAGAGCTGCGCGATCATGTCGCCGAGGCCGGCGGCCTTGGAGGTTTCGACGTAGTCCTTGGCGCGGACCGGATTGATCAGAAGTGGCTCTAGGCCGCGGAGGCCGTTGGACAAGAATCTCATGTTAAGGGGTGGAAGTGGGAGGGGTTCCAGCCGGCTGCGCCTGCTCAGGCGTGACCGGGTTGGGATAGGTCTGGGAAATGCTTCCGTAAGGCAGGCCGAGTTCCTGCTCTTTCTGACGGATGTAGGCCAGCTCCTGAGCGATGCTGTCGATCTGTTTGTAAAACTCGCTCCCGTGGGTCTTGTAGTATTCGGAACGGCTCATCAGTCCCATCTTGATGTCCTCGCGGTCGTTGGCCGATTCGCGTCCGGCGTCGACGGTGAGGGAGGGCGGCGTGATGACCGAGCACTTGTACCAGGAGCGGTCGTCGCGGATGAGACCCTTTTCGATGCCGTCGCTGATGATATATTGATAGGTCGGGATGCAGAATTGATTGATCACCATGTTCTGGACATGGCTGATGAATCGGTCGGCCTTATTTCCGACCAAGCGAACACCGGCCCCCGCGAGCTTAGAAGGGTCGACCACAAAATCCCACGGAAGCGAACCGAAGGTCACGTCGCGCTGGAGCTCTGCGATAAATCCGTTGAAGGTTTGCGAGGGTCTTTTTGATTCCTGATGTTCCAGCTTTTCATTGGGCTCCAGGACGAGCAGCTTGCCGCCTGCCTGTTCGACTAGGCCGGAATAGCATCGGTCGCCTCCGCCAAGTTCGGCGGCCATGTTATCGTCGACGAAACCGCCCGCCTTGTTCAGGACGCGCGTCACTTCTGACTGGTCCTTGACGGCCCGCTTCTCGGCTTCGAGAATTTCGTCCATGTCCTGGAGGCTGTTCGTCGCATGCTGTAGGATTGGGGTTCCGCGCGACGCGCTTGACGAGGTGAAGTCCACAATGTGCATCATCGCGTTGGCGAGCACCTGACGGCTGGAGCCGTTGGATCGGTAGACCCAATAGGCGACGACCTCGCCGAATTCTCCGAACTCGACGCCGTCCCAGACGCGCTCGGGCACGTCACGATCGGCAGGGTCGCCGACTCTGTGGGCTTCGATGAGCTGAATCTTCGCCTGGTCTCGGCCGTTGCGGACCTTGGCGGCGAAGGTGTCGCCATCTCGCATCCAGGAGCGGGTGATGAGTTTCTGGCAGTCCTCGAAAGAGAAACGCCCGGTGACGTCGAGCTTACGGGACACTTCGTAGAAGTACTCCATGTGCTCGCGGCCTACCTCGGGGTCTTCACAATGGGACTGCATCCGCATGCCGCCGCCGACGACATACATCACGGTGTCATTGAGGATCTGATTGTAGAGGCCGTAGTTGCGCTCGGCATACCGGCACTTCTTGACCATCGTGTTGCGGTCACGCGCACGGAGGTCACGGCGGGCGTCCACGTTGGCGCCCATGTAAAGGATCTGGCGACCGTTGCTCTGGGTCGCGCTTTCCCAGCGCGGATTCTGCGGATAGCCTCCGCCACCATTAGCCGAGGCCTGCGGCTGCGGAAGGCCGGCCGCTCCCTTGAGCAGTTTCTTCGGCGCCTTGGCGGCGGTCTTAGGGGTGGTCTTCTTGCGAGACTTAGAGGCCATAGTTAGAGTCGTTGTTTCGGTTGTCGTAGCGCACGTTGATCACGTTGCGGCGACGACCGTATTTGGAGCTGTCCAGCAAACTCAGCGCCCCCATGGCCTCGGCGAGCATCTCCTTGGGCGGCAAGGCGAACTGCTTCGTCGCCGAGCTGGATGAGTCCGCGTAGGACATGAGTACCTTGCCCTCCATGATCATAGAGACCGCCTTGGCCTTGATCGCGAGCAGCTCGTCTTCCGACAATCCGATGAACAGTCCTTGCATAAATCTGCGGGCCTAGGCAACGGATGGGAGAAACGGCCCCGGCCCTATGCCCCGGTCGGCGCACACTCCGACGACGCTCCGGGACCGTCTCTCTTGCCTTCACTCTGACGGCCCTCCGTCCTTTTGCAAGTCGTCAGCCGTGGCCTCCCGACCGACCACGCCCCAGCGGACGGCGACCAGGAGGGCGAGGATTTCGCAGTCAAGGGCGTGGTTGTCCTTCTTCCCCTGAGGCATGATCCAAGTCGCCTTGCCCGTCCGGCGGTCCTTGACGCGGACCTCGGCGTTCAGCTGCTCGACGTATTCGGGCGAGGCGTCACGGGCGAATGAAAAGACCTTCCTCGCCCGCAGGCCGTGGAGGAGGTCCTTGGCAGGGGTGTTGGCGAACGAGATGAGCCACGCGCGCTGCGGGACGCCCGGTACCATGACGGCCTGCTTCTCGGAATAGAATCGGCGGACGGTGTTGCCGTCGCGGTCGCTCACGGCGAAGGACTCCTGGCCCGAACCCTTGGAACACTTCCACCCGCGCAGGGCGGTCTGCCGATATATCTCCTGCGTCTGGTCTCCTGAGTCCACGAGGCAGAGGGCCTTGTGGCAGCCGTGGAGTTTGACGAAGGCGTCGAGGTCCTGCCACGTCTCGACCTTGGCGAAGGCCTTGAGCCGGCTATGCCCGCTCTTCGCGAACCTACGGACGACCGCATAGAAGTATCCTCTTTGCACGTCGATGCCGCAGACGCGGAAAGGGATGCTTCCGTCCGGCGCTCCCTCCTTGTCGACCACCTTGCCCGAAGGCGTGATGACGGCCTCGGCCTCCCAGTCGTCCTCCATGGCGTAGTCGGCCGACTCGTTGGAAACGACCATCGACCCGCCGTCGTCGCTCCAGGGAATGGCGAGATACTTCATCTTGAATTGCTTCCTCAGTTCCTCGTCGGAATAGGTGTCGCTCGCCTCCTTCGCCTTGAGCATGTCCACGGCCAGCGACCCCCAGCTCGTCGAGGCCAGGGCGTTGACGTGCGTCCCGATCCACCCGGTCTTCTGGGGTTGCGCCGTCTGGACGAACTGCGCCCCATTCTCGACGGCGTTACATTCGATGCGCGTCTCGTTCGTGTCAGGCAGCCGTCGCTTGCACCCGGCGCACTCGTACGTCGTGTTCTGCTCGACCATCAGATGGTCCCATCCGGCAGGGCTTTTCGCCTCCTCGGGAAACCTGACGTAAGACCAGTCCCAGGGTTGCAGCTTCCGGCAGTCCTGATGCGGGCAGACGAAGTTCCACTCGTGCCGCGTCGTCATCATCCAGATGTTGTCGAGGTCTCCGCCGACGAGTCCGGCCTGCGACAGATAAAGCTTCTTGGCCGTCCATTCGTAGGCCTTGGTCCGGGCCATCGACTGCGCCACGGCCCCTTTCTTCCAAAGCCAGATTTCGTCGCCGATGACGTAGCGCGTCGAGATGCGCTGAAGGTCTTTCTCCGTGGTCGCCGAATTGTTGTAGACGATCGTGCCGTCCGCGAAGTCGATGATGTCGCCCTTGGCGTTATCGTTCGGTGAGATATGACGGCGGACGTCCTCGACCAGGTTGAACATCGGACGCAGGTATCGGATGGTGAAGTCCGCCGCGTTGACCTGGTTGTCCATGTAGATGACCATGTTCCCGCGGTCGTTCGCCATCAGGTAGGTCGCCGCGAGTCTGGCCTTCAAAGTCTTGCCGGTCTGAATCGACCAGAGGTCGACCATCGTCCGGGTCGCCGGGTCGAGGAACAACCTCAGGCTCTCCGCGATCCACGGCCAGCGCTTCGGGTTGTAGCCTCCGGCGAACGCCCCCGCCGGTACGCGCGTGATGTTGCGGGCGAGCCACGCCACCGGGTCGGCGTTGTCGGGCGGGGTCAAGGCCTCTCGGCCGATGGCGATGAGGTCGGCGCGGTTCATCAGTCGAGGTCGATGCCATGCTTCTTGAGCATCAGATGAAGTCGGTCAGAAATCTCCGACCATTTCCGGCGCTTGTCCTGGAACGGACGCGAGGGCTTGGGCATCGGCTTGCGCTTGGCCGCCGGCTTGCGCTTGCGCTTAGGCATCGGCTCCTCCGCTCATCTTCTCGCGGACCCTGCGGACATAGGCCTGCAGGACGGCGATCGCCTTAGGCGGGTCGTTCGGGTTGCAGGCCTCGCCGACCTCGCTCGGCATGCGCTCCATCATCTCGAGCCATTCGCCCGTCAGCTGAAGCATGGCCTCCTTCGCCTCCGAGGCCTTGATGTATTCGCGGGCCATGATCGCCCGACGCTCGGCCTCGGCCTCGAGGTCGATGAGCTTGGCCGTCGCCTGGTTGTACTGCGTGTGATACTTCGCCTGATCCCTGTCCCCGGTCTCCATCGCCGCCTGCCATACGTCGCGCGCCCGACTGACCAGGACGTTCTGCCGATGGATGCGCTGCTGGATCGTGCCGTCGTCGAGGGACGTGGGTTCGGTCGGAACCGGCGCCGCGGCCGAACGTGCGGCGGCCCTGGCTTCCCGCCATGCGACCGCCTCGGCCACGCTGCCCGTCGGCATGCCTTCGCGCCGTAAGACGCCGACACGCTGGACGCTCACGCCCAAAGCCGCGGCCAAAGCCGCCGTGGTCAGGACTTCAGGGC